GTTGGATACCGAGTTAGGTCGTTGGGAACGCGTAGCCGCCGACGCTACCCGCAAGGCCAGAGAGCTGAAGCGCATGCTCGGAGAGCCAAAATGAACGTTGGTCTCCCTACCTCAAGATATATAGCACAAAAACGGCAAACGCTTCAAACAATGCAGCGTGCCAATCGTATTGCCCGGGTGCCTGACATTCAGCATTGCTCAGGTATTGCTTCTTGTGCTCGACGAGCGTCGAGCGCAGAGGGTAACAACCATGCGTAATTGGTATTCAGCTCAGGAACTTATAGGCCTGCCGGGGCTGCCTGGAACGGTTCAGGGCATCAACCACCGCGCAAGGCGTGAACGCTGGGAGTGTCAACTACGTCTCGGCCAAGGTGGAGGCCGCGAATATGCCTTTTCAATGCTTCCGAAGCTGACGCAGTCGGCCCTAATAGCCTCAGCTGTCATCAACGAAAGCCCGGAACACATCACTCAGCAACATGTAATTAATACAGGACCCGGCTTAGAAAGGCCTTCACGCTTGAACGATTCACAGTCTTCTGTGATGAGTGCCCGTCTTTCATTCGTGCGTGAAATCGAACGCATGAGCAAGGTCGTAAGCCAAAACCGCGCCATATTAACCTTGGTCGAACTGGCGAAAAGCGGCGAACTCAGCCCCTACCTGAATGACCGAGTCATCCGCGCCAACGACCGCAAGACAGAAGACCGCACGCTGTCGGAGCGCACGCTCAAACGCTGGTTGGCCGACTACCGCGCCCATGGAGAAATAGGCCTGGCCCCCGCCCGCCGTCAAAAAGACATGAGCGTTCCAACCTGGGCGGAGGAATTCCTCAAGCACTACCAGCGTCCGCAAAAGCCGAGTGTCGAGGCGGCATACGAACAGTTCAAACAGGTACACCAGGGCATCCAGTCCAGCGTTTGCCCCAGTATTCATGCCGTGCGCCGCTGGCTGAAAAAGCTCAGTCCGTCAGTCCGTGAACGTGGCCGTATGGGGCCGCACGAACTGAACGCTCTAAAAGCGTACAACCGTCGCCAAGCCGACATGCTCTGGCCTAATGACGTATGGGTGGCTGACGGTCACACCTTTGACGCGGAAGTCATGAACCCACTGACAGGGCAAATCTTCCGCCCCGAAATCACCATGGTCATTGACTGGGGGACTCGACGCATCGTCGGCTTCTCCGTCAACTTGGCCGAGTCGACTTTGGCCACATTGGATACCTTGCGCGACGGTGTAAGTCGGTGCGGCATGTACAAAGTGTTCTACGTCGACAACGGCAGCGGCTTTGACAACGCCGTTGTCTACGAAGTAAACGACCGCCTTGGCGGCACCATTACACACTCATTGCCCTACAACTCTCAGGCGCGTGGCGTGATCGAGCGGCCTCACAAAACCATCCTGGTCAGGCTCGCAAAAACCTTCGACAGCTACATCGGCGCCGACATGGATAAAGAGGCCGCCACCAAAACCCACAAACTCTCCCGCAAACAGCTTGCACTGGGCATGGCGCCAACGGTCGTGCCGGAATTTTCGGTGTTCTTTGCTGCATTGCAACAAGCGCTCGACGACTACAACCGTCGCCCACATCGTGGGTTGCCGAGGTTTCGTGACCTCCAGACCATGCGTAAGCGCCATCAAAGCCCCATGGAAGCCTGGAAAGCAGCAGAGGCTGAAGGCTGGGAGCCGTTGTTAGCGAGTGCCGACATCGTTGAAAGCCTGACCCGGCCTCAAGTTGAACGCACGGTTCACCGTTGCCAGGTGCAATGGAACAGCGGTACCTACTTTCTCAAAGACCTGGACGGTTTCCATGGGGAACAGGTCCGCGTCGCCTATGACTTCCGTGACGCTAGCCGTGTTTGGGTCCACTCCCTTGAGGGCGATCTGATCGGCGAAGCGCTGCTCGATGGCAACGCTAGCCCGGCCATGCCGAAAACTATGCTGGAAAAAGCCAGCGACAAACGCGAGCGCGGCCAACTGAGCCGTCTGGTTAAAAAAGCCAAAACCATTACCGGGCAAGACGTCGAAATGCGCGTTATCCCCGGCCATTCAAACCAGTACGACCTGTCACCTGAGCAACTCGCCGAGGCCCAGCGATTTGCCCAACTGTCGGCACCGCAGGCGCCGACCTTCGAACTACCAGGCGACCCCATCGCCCGCTACCGATTCTGGCAGCAACTCGACGCTCGCCTCACCAGCGGCGAATCACTGACGCCCGAAGAAAGCCAGTGGCATTCACGTTACCCGCAACACTCGGACTTCACGTCGATTCAGCAGATGTTTGCTTTCGCCGACCAAGCCCGCGCTTAACCCGAAACCTCCAGGAGTCGAATTATGAGTGTTAATAAGATCGTACCTTTGACCAACGTCGGACTCTTATCCGCTGCTATTTCCCGCACCCATAATCGCCCCCAAGGGTTACCTGGGCTTGTGGTCATGTACGGCGCAAGCGGCCTGGGCAAAAGCGTTGGTGCCGCTTTCGCTGCAAACCAGCATCGTGCGTATTACGTAGAATGCCGCGACACCTGGAGTAAGAAGGCTTTTCTTCAAGCTATCTTGCGCGAAATGGGCATCGTACCGGGTACCACTTTATCGGTGATGGTTGACCAGGTCTCTGAGCAATTATCCCGGAGCGGTCGCCCGCTGTTGATTGACGACGTGCAATACCTGCTCGAGAAGGCAGTTGCCAACGTTCTGACCGACATCTACAACGCCAGCGAAGGCACCATCGTTCTGATCGGTGAAGAGCGCGTGCCCGCCAGCCTGGCCAAGTTGGAGCGCCTGCACAACCGAGTGTTGGAATGGGTACCCGCGCAGCGCGCCACCCTCGACGATCTACGTGCTTTGGCCCAGGCCAGCTATCCGAAGCTGCGTTTTTCCGACGATTTGCTAGAGGATCTGCGAGTTAAGGTCAGCGGATGCCTGCGCCGTGTTGCTGTCAACCTCTACAAGGTCTACAGCGAAACTCAAGCGCAGGCCATCGACAGCATTGATCTTGCCGGATGGGGCACACGCGGCTGGTTTACCGGCGAAGCGCCGTCGCGGAGGGCCTGAGGGATGCCAAGGATCAGAGCCGATTTGGTGATGGTGGGCGGTAAGTCCCCTCGCCAATACATTTGGGAAGCTATCCGCGCTGTCAACGCCGGACCTAAAGCACTGACTATCTACACTGTTGCGCGCAAATCTAACCAAGACGATCAGGCCGTACGTGCCTATTTCCGAGATATGGAAAAGGCCGGGATTGTCAGCAAAATCCGCAACATCGACCGCCGCGATTCCGAATGGACGCTACTCAAAGACGAAGGCGTCGAAGCTCCACGGGTCAACCATCACGGCAAGCGTTCGACCCACGCAGGTGGTGTAGAAAACATCTGGCGAGCGTTGCGCATCCTTGGCGAGTTCACCGCAGCGGAGGCCGCAGTCGCTGCCAGCGTTAACGGCGTATCCATAAGCGAATTTGGCGCTCAGGTTTATTTGTCGGGCCTGGCAAAGGCTGGCTACGTGACTCGAACAGGCGGAACACCAGGCGTTAAAACGCGCTTTTGTCTGGTGCGGTCGCGGTATACCGGCCCCAAACATCCCATCTACCAGCGTGACTTCGACCAGGTCTACGACCCGAACCTAGATCAGGTGGTGTGGCGTAAGGCTGACCAGGTGGTGACCGAATGAACCAAGTCAATCTCACCGCCTGGGGCCAGGACGCGCCGTTGTTCGTGCGCCTACTTGCCGCCGAAGTTGCCGCCACCAACAAGACCAAGGCCAGTCAGCGCATCGGCATGAGCCGTACAGCTGTCAGCCTGGTTCTATCCAACCGCTATTCATCACCCAGTACTGCTGGCGTTGAGCGGCGGGTAATGGAAACCCTGGGCCGCATTGAATGTGTCGCCCTCGATGACAGCGTCACCAGCGATCAGTGCCAAATCTATCGCGAAAAACCGGCACCGACACACAACCCACAGGCCATGCAGCGCTGGCGTGCCTGCCAGCATTGCCCGATCAACCCCGATTGCTGCAACCAGGAGAATGCCCATGCTCGCCTCCACTAGTTGTACTCCATTGAAAGTCTTGACCCCGCGCCTGGCCGACCGCCTGCGGGTGTTCAATCAGTGCGCACGGACGTTGCAACAGATGGGCGTTCGCCTGCTACGCATTGAGCCTATGGAGAACAGCCTGACTATCGAACCTGCTGCCGGATTCAAGATTGTCGGCACTCAACCAGTCACCGGCTACCAACGGCACCCCAGCGCCGGTAGCACCCGTTACGTCGTGCAGTTCCAGGGCGTGACCCTGGAATGGCGCGAGCCCATCAGCGCCACCCGCCCAGAAGACTGGGCCCACAGCACCGTCCATTGAGGAACTGACAATGACCCAACAACAAACCATTCCCGAAGGCTACCGGGTTGACGCGCAAAAACGCCTGATCCCCGAAGCGATGATCAAGCCTATCGACTTGGAACGGGACGCCCTGGTACTCGCCTTGGTTGAGCAAGCCCGGAGCGCCAACTCGGTACTGGCAAAGTTTAAGGCTGCGGCGTTTGGCGATATTGAGGCGTTCGTGGAACTCAGTGCCGAGCAGTACGGGGCCCAGATCGGCGGCAAGAAGGGCAATGTCAGCCTGATCAGCTTTGACGGTCGTTACAAGATCATGCGTGCAGTCCAGGAAAGCATCGCCTTCG